GTCTGGGCTGCGGTCAACGGTACGCTGCTCGCAAAGTGGCAACCGCCTGAAATTGCGGAGAAGATCCATATCTTTGCGGATAATGATTACAACTACACTGGCCAAGCTAAAGCATACGCATTGGCTAACCGGCTGGCAGTCAGTGGGTTGGATGTTAAGGTTGAGATGCCTGACGAAGGCTGCGACTGGAACGATATGCTGATGAAAGGTTTGAGATAGAGGGTCTTTATACAGAATTGTCCCTCTCCTCTCCAGCGAGAACGAGGAGGTGGACAAACTCCATTGAAGAACTCTCTATGGAAAATGTCCACTTCCTCATTTGCTGGAAATCTCCAAAGCGGCAATGAAAAAGCAAATCCAGCGAGAAAGAAGCACGCATGGACAAAGTCCATTGAAGAGTTCTCTATGGGAAATGTCCACCCGTGCATTTGTGACTGGAACTATCCGAAGCGGCACTTACCAGCTTGCCGGACCTCGTCATCACGCAGTCCCGAACCTAGCGAGAGACCACAGGGGGACAAAACCGTATTAATACTCTTAATACAGGAATGTCCCCCTCTGCTTCTTCGGCGGTTTGGCGTATTCTCGTTTCGTTCTCTTTTACTAAGTTCCGCCCAAATTCATGGGGGGGTTTTGGGCAAATGTACTAGATGAAAGGCTTGAAATAAAAAAGGGGCCGAAGCCCCTACTTTACCAAATCTCTTTATATTTTTTCTCGCTGATCAGCTTGTTGTCAACGTAAATACGCGCAGGAAACTGGTTAAATAGTTTGCCTTTTGGGCTGGCTTTGACGATAAGTTGCTGATCCAACCGGATGTCATGGCCGTCGCGAGTGGCGTGAATCAGATAATTGCAGCCGTAAAACCGTTTGAAGCCGTGATACTCAACATTGCCCAACTTTTTAACGATTTTATTTCTCCATTCGTTTGCGGTTGCTTCGGCGTACTTTTGCGCAGCAGCAGCGACTTTAACGTCGGACAATTTGTATTCATAACAATTTCTGCTGACCTCAACTGCACTGCACAGCGGGCGTATTATTCCGCTCCAAAGAGAATAGCTTTTAGAATTGTAAACGCCGTTGAGGCTTGGGCCGTACTGTTCAACCAGACGGTCAAACTGGCGACCCCATTGCGCTACAACGCTGTCTGCGATGGTCGGGATGAGGGCTTCAATGGCTTGGTCCATGTTCATATCAATCTCCATCAATCAGTGACAAGATGACTTTATATGTACAATTACTGTACGTCAACAGCATCAACACAATTATTTTAATTTTTTGGCGTATTCCCGTTTCGTTCTCTTTTACTAAGTTTCACCCAAATTGACGGGGGGGGTTTTGGGCAAGTTTATTAAAAGCTGCCCAAATTGATCTGGGAGTTTTGGGCAAGAATGCTTTGACTTTTAGGTTGATTTGGGTGTAAGATGTTGAAATATTGAATTATTAGCAGTTGGAGGGGACCATGACTGATAACATTAAAAAGATGATTTGGCACTGGGAGGCTGGTTGGCTGCGGCGGCCTGAAATGGATGACAACAATGGCTTTTGCTATGAAGAACCGGATGGTGATCTGATCTACTCTGGCCGTGCAATACATAGTAAGGCGGCTAAACTGGCTGTTTGGGAGGATGCTGAAACTGGCCAAGAGTATTTGACGTTTGCTCATTCGCCGGGATCTTGGACTAAAGAATACCGAAGAATGTGGGGTGCATTTGCGTGCAGAACTTTACAAAAGCGGTCCAACAATTAGTTGATAGTTGCGATTGCTGGGAGGCTGTTCAGGAACGTGAGCAGGTCCGGCTCATTCTTGCTGCGAATGACGTTGATCCCTATTTTTTGGTTGTACAAAAAATCTGGGAATACACAGATGGTAAACAGCACTCTGTCGTAGCCCATAGAATCCGTGCTATGATCCGTGAGATAATTGATCATCCAGCCGGAGGGGTTGTAGACGATGCCAGCAGCAAACCAAAGGTCAGCCGCAAAACCAAAGCCAAAACCAAAGCAGAAGCCAAAGACTAAAGAAGCTAAGACTTGGCGGTCGGCGGAGTCTGTGTTTGGCGGGTCAATTCCTGCTACGGAACCCGTGTCCAATGACAAGGCAGAGAGATACAAAGCATTAGTATTAGGCAGACCCAGCTTATACGAACCTGAATGGATGCTACCTAAGATCATAGAAGTAGGATCCAGAGGTGGCTCATTTACGCAAATAGCTGTTTCTATTGGAGTTACGCCTAAAACTATTTACAGATGGGCTGAAGAATACTCAGAGTTTTGTCATACCATGGAAATGGCAAGGCTTTTAAGCCAAGAATGGTGGGAGGCACAGGGGCAAGCCGGGACTTTCGGGGCAATAGAAGGATACAATGCGAGTTCCTATACGTTCCAGATGAAAAACAGGTTCCCGCGGGATTGGAAAGACAGCAAGCAGACAGAAATTATGGGCGAAGGCGGCGGTCCAGTGCAGGTAGAAGAGCAAAAGACGCTGAACGTCCGTGCTTTGGAGCCTGAGCAAAGAGAAAAGCTGAAGCAGTTGCTGCTGGAAGCCAGAGCAATGGAAGAAGACGATGGATGATCTGGCCGGGTACAAACTGGACATAGATCAGACGCTGTTGGAGATTGAGCGGGCTGAGTGCGAAGACAGTTTGTATGAGTTCCTTCGCCATGCGTGGCGCTACATTGACCCCAGTGACTTTACGCAGGGTTGGCCGATAGAGGCGATCGCAGAGCATTTGCAGGCGGTTGTGGACGGAGACATCCGCAGGCTGATTATCAACATCCCGCCTCGGATGGGCAAAAGCACAATCACTTCAGTGGCTTTCCCTGCTTGGACGTGGGCTCAACCATCGTCCAGCAAGACCTCCGGGCCGGGCGTCCAGTTCCTGCATGCTTCGTATGCGCAGCAGTTGTCCTTGAGAGACTCGGTGAAGTGCAGGCGTCTGATTGAGAGTCCTTGGTATCAAAAGCACTGGAAAGAGCGGTTTAGGCTAACTAGCGACCAGAACACCAAGACAAGGTTTGACAATGACAAGTCTGGATCCCGGCTGAGTACCTCGGTCGGATCGGCCCTGACCGGTGAAGGCGGTAGCATTATTGTTGTTGATGACCCGAATGCTGCTCAGGAAGCATTCTCCGAGGCCACGATTGCCACAACGATTGAGTGGTGGGACTCGGCGCTGTCTACCCGTCTGAACGATCCGAAAACAGGATGTTTTGTCATAATTCAACAAAGGTTGGCAGAAGATGACTTAACTGGACACATATTGTCAAAGGATGTCGGTGAGTGGACGCACTTATGCCTGCCAATGAAATATGAGCCAGATCGTTCGTTTGTAACTGGCATCGGCTGGAAGGATCCGCGTAATACGCCCGGCGAACTGTTGTGGCCGGAACGGTTCGGGGAGGCCGAGGTTGATCTGCTGGAAAGGCAGCTTGGCCCCTTTGCTGCGGCTGGCCAGCTTCAACAGCGTCCAGAGCCAGCGGGCGGCGGTGTTATCAAGAGGGACTGGTGGCAACTCTGGGAGGAGAATGCCTATCCTCCGATGGACTTCATCATAGCCAGCTTGGACACGGCCTACACCACGAAGCAAGAGAATGACTACTCGGCCTTGACCGTCTGGGGCGTGTTTTCGGACGTGAGCAACGTGGCCATTGCCAACCGTGCTGTGGATCGTGATGGCCAAATCCGGGCTGTCCAGCGTCAGTATGTTGAGGGCGCACCCAAGCTGATGCTCATGTCTGCTTGGCAGGAAAGGCTGGAGTTGCATGATCTCGTCACTAAAGTGGGCGATAGCTGCCGCAAGATGCGCGTGGATCGGCTGCTGATTGAAGACAAGGCCGCTGGCCATTCTGTCGCACAGGAGATCCGCAGGCTGTACGGACATGAGAAGTGGGCGGTGCAGTTGATCAATCCCGGAGCGCAGGACAAGCTGGCTAGGCTATATTCAATCCAGCACCTCTTTGCTGAAGGAATGATCTATGCGCCTGAGCGGGCGTGGAGCGATATGGTCATTACCCAGACGGCCAGCTTCCCTAAAGGCAAGCATGACGATATAGTGGACACTGTGAGCATGGGTTTGAGGCACCTGCGAGACATCGGGCTGCTGGAGCGGTCCCCAGAGCGTATCGCTGCGATTGACGCAAGCAGGCTGCACGCTGGTCAGCCTCCGCCTGCTCTGTACCCAATTTGAGGAAGTCATGGAAAGAATATTGGCCCATGCGGTAGTGGACCGCATAGAGATTCCTGTAGTGAACGGCAGCGGCAATGGCATGTGGCGCGTGGAAGTTTGGGGGGAGGAACCCCATGACTATGTGCGGATATATACGATTAACGCAAAGTCTGATACATTAGCTGCGCAGGAGGGGCTGCGGCGCTTTGAGGACGAGGTTGCGCAGATACTAGCGGAG